CTTCAGCGCGGGGTTTGGGTGTGTTAAATTTTTAAAATGAAATGTAAAAATGAAAAGAGACTAATAATTTGAGCGGTGATGATCGGGGACATACGCCGGGCAGCGGCGGGCGAGATATTAATCCGGAGAACGGTGAGGGCCGGGAAGGCCATGGCGCCGGTGGTAGTGGCGGGGATGACGCCGGCGCCCGGTCTATGATCGAGAAGGTGGAGGCTCGGAAGCGGGAGTTGGATAAGAAGCTGGCGGCGGAGAAAAAACCGGGGCCTCCGGAGATCACGTCCAGGTTTGTGCAGGAATGTTTGTATGCCAACGAGCTGGGGGACGGGATGCTCTTTGCGGCGCTGGGTAAAGATCAGTTTCTTTTCAGCAAATCATCAGATGAGTGGCTGTCCTGGGCGGGGCATTATTGGGAGCGGGATATTATGGACAGATCCCGGGCGGCGGTGGAGAATGTTGCCCGGGAATATTTGGACGAGGCGGCGCGGATGCAGGGTAAAATCGGCAAGGCCATTGAAAATAAAGATAAAGAATTGGTGGGAAAATTACAAGATGGCCAGGCGTCTATTTATAAACGCGTGGGCCGGCTGCGGTCGGAGCGGGGGCGGACCAATACGTTGAAATTCGCGCATACCAATATTTCAAACCAGATCGCTATTAAGGGGGATGAGCTGGATGTAAACCCTTGGTTACTGGGATGTGCGAACGGGGTGATCGATCTGAGAACCGGGGAGCTGCGCGATGGCCGTCCGGAGGATCTGATTTCAAAGGCCAGCCCGTTCGAGTTTACAGGTATTGATACGCCCGCGCCAAACTGGGAAATGTTTTTAAAACAGGTTTTGGTGATAATTAAAAGTGCGAATGATAAAAACCAAGAGCCGGTGATTAAAGAACACCCACTTTTGGTCGATTATATCCAAAGATTATTTGGTTATGGGATTTTAGGATTAACCGTTGAGCACTTCTTACCTGTTTTGTATGGCCAGGGATGGAACGGGAAGGGCACTATTATTGAAACCATATCCACAATTTTAGGGGACTATTCGGCGCCCGTTCAATCAGATATGTTATTAGACCAAGGTAGAGTTAAAAACTCTTCCGGGCCATCTCCGGATATTATGTCATTAAGAGGCCTGCGAATCGCGTTCGCGTCCGAGACCGACCAGGGACGGCGGTTTTCCACGTCCCGGGTCAAGTGGCTCACGGGTGGGGACACACTAAAAGGCAGGCATCCACACGATAAATACGAGTCTAAATTCAAACCAACACACACTTTAGTTTTAATGACAAATTCCAAACCTGATGTTGCTGATGACGATTTTGCATTTTGGGAAAGGGTCCATTTAATACCGTTTGAACTCTCATTTATTTTAAGAAAGCCGGAAAAATTTAACGAGCGGCCGGCCGATAAACACCTGGATGAAAAACTTCTTAATGAGGCGTCGGGGATCCTGGCCTGGCTGGTGCGCGGGTGTCTGGAATGGCAGCGGGTCGGGTTGGCGCCGCCGGCCGTGGTGATCGACGCCACCCGGGAATACCGGGCGGATCAGGATCTCCTCGGACATTTTTTAAATGAGTGTTGTATTGAGGGTCCCAACATGGAAACCACAGCCAAGGAATTATATGCCCGGTTCGGGGAGTGGTGGGAAATCAACGTGTCCAAGAAGGTACTCTCCCAGAAAAAATTTGGTGGTATGATGGTGAAAAAATTCAAACGGTCAAAATCCGGAACGTATCGGTATTTTGGGGTTGGACTATTGGCCGGATGGGAAAGTGAGTAGAATGGGGCTCGATGGTCCAAAATATAATTTTGTAATTTTTTGGGTACGTTATACATGGTTGCGGCTGCGGTGGTGGACGATCAGGGGGTTAATGTATAGAAGTCGAAAAAACGTTATATAGAAAAAACTTTTCGGTTTTATGTACATTAACCCCTCTATCATCCAAATATATAAAAAGAATGTGTGTAAGTATTTAATAATAATAAAAAAATAGATTTTGGACCATTGAAATTAATAAATTTTAAACGAAAGGAGTTAATTATGGAGAGTATAATGCCTTTTTCTTATGAGTCGCAAAACGTAAGAATTATTAAAGATGACAATGGGTTGCCGTGGTGGGTTGTAAAGGATGTTTGTGAAGTTTTGGGTTTGGAAAATATTAATAGGGCTGTTTCGAAATTGGACCCTGATGATTGTGTAGTTAAAAAAATTAACGACATCTCTGGTAGATCGCAAGAAATGTATCTCATGAACGAACCCGGTCTTTACACTTTTATTATTCGATCAAACAAACCTGAAGCCAAAAAGTTTAAAAAATGGATTACCAATGATGTCCTGCCGTCGATCCGCAAGAACGGTTATTATGAAATTCCAGAAGAAAAAGCTATAAATGAAACTGTTATATCAAGACCACAATTGGCCGAGATTGCTTTTCGTGTAAAGCAAACCATGAAGATGGTCAGGGCTTTCGGGTTTAATGGTGATATTGGGCGAATGATGACAAATAAAGTTGTTGAAAAAAGCACCGGTATAGATGTGCTTGATCTTTTGGAAGTCAAAGATTTTGTAGAAAATTCCATAAATCCAGATAAGGATTACCGGCTTCCTCCTCCGAAACGGATAAAATATAAAAGATTCACCAGGTCTGTTTTGGCTGATTTTGTTGAAGAAAAATGTTTTTTACATGTTGATGCCAAAACGAGCGCATCAGATTTATATAACGAGTTTTGTTCTTGGTTTCCCAAAAAATATAAAGTGAGAGAATTACCATCTCAAAAAAGGTTTGGGACTATGGTGGCCGATCATTTTGAAAGAAGTAAAAGCGGAACTTATTCCTATATTGGAATTGGTTTGGTGAAAAATATTAAAGAAGTAGAAAACGTTAATTAAAATGCACATATCTGATGAGAAAATAGCCGAAATCAAATCGGCGGTGAATATTGTCGACGTGATATCCGAGTGTGTTGAGTTGAAAAAAACCGGCGTTGATTTTTTTGGATCGTGCCCGTTTCATAATGAAAAAACGCCGTCTTTCTCGGTGTCTGCTGAAAAACAGATATTTTATTGTTTTGGGTGTGGTGCGGGCGGGGATGTTGTTGAATTTGTTACGCGAAAATCCGGGGTATCGTTTACGGATGCCGTGAAACGCCTGGCGGTCCGGGCGGGTATCGGGCTGCCGGATTCGGGAATGTGTGACAATACTTATCAATACCGGACGCCCAGGGCGCCGGGTGAAAAGATTAGAGGTCAGAGGTCAGAGATCAGAGGTCAGGAAAAAAAAGAAAAACAATCGGAGCTTCCTCCGGATGTTTGGCGCCTGCAGGCGGAGAAGCTGGTCACCTGGGCACATGATCAGTTGTTGGAGAATGACGAGCAGCTCGCCTGGCTACTCGATCGGGGAATTTGTCTCGATACGGTTAAAAATTTTCGTCTGGGATGGAATCCCGGCAGAGACGGCCGGGATCTGTGGCGCCCCAGGGAGACATGGGGGCTGGCCACGGTGATGAAGGAAAATAAAACCGGGACGATGGTGAAAAAGAAATTATGGATCCCCAGGGGGCTTGTAATTCCAGAGATCGGAGGTCAGAGGTCAGAGGTCAGAAGGATCCGGATCCGCAGACCCGAGGAGAATCCGCCCAGATATTACGTGTTACCCGGATCCTGTATGGATATGATGTATATTTCCGCTGATCACCGCGCGGTTTTAGTACTCGAGGCGGAGCTGGACGGGGAGATGTGCCACTCGAGGGGCGGGGGGGTGTGTTCGGTCTTGGCGTTAGGATCCGCATCCGCCAAGCCCGGCGAACAATTAATGGAAAAACTGCGGAATGCGGCGGTTATTTTACTGGCCCAGGATTTTGATGACGCCGGCGCCAAGGCTATGAAGTGGTGGAAAGATGAATTTCACCAGGCCAAAACCTGGCCGGTGCCCGAGGGCACGGATCCGGGGGAGGCGTTTCAGGCTGGAATCGACATTAAGGCGTGGATCAGCGCCGGGCTTCCCTCGGCGTGGGGGGTTGGAGGTTTGCTTTTGAATGATCAGAAGAAGGGACGCGAAATACCTGGGGGTGTTGAAGGGAACAGAGGTCAGAGGTCGGAGGTCGGAAATCAGAAGACAGAGGACAGAGGACAGAGGACAGAGGGACCGGCGGTGGAAGAGTTGGCGGGGTTGTTGCGGCGGCATCCGGTGGTGGTTCATAACTCGCCGAAGCGAACGTATATTGCGGCGCCGGTGACGTGGCAGCAGCAGAACTGGGAAATTTACAAGCGGATTTCGGCGCTGGTGTTTTTAACGCCCGAGGTTTTCAGTTTTATTTCCGCGCATCCGGAGGGAAAAATTACCGGGGATAATATTTTTGGAGGGTAAAATGAAAAACAATACAAAGAATAAAATGATCGATTTGAACAACCATTTATTTGAACAAATGGAACGTTTAAACGACAACGACCTGAAGGGAGAGGCTTTTGAAAAAGAAATCGCGCGCGCAAAATCCATGAGCGGTATTGCCAGCCAGATAATACAAAACGCCAGGGTTTCCGTCGAAGCCGCGAAGGCTTTTAACGAGGGTCTCATTGATAAATTCCCGGCCATGCTTGGTATAGAAAAACGTGAAGAGATTTAAATACACAACCGATCACCTCGATTTTTTGAGAGCAGGATATCCGTCTATGACTGTCGGGGACCTGACAAAGGCGTTTAATAAGCATTTCAAATCAAAACAAGGCGAAGGAAGCATTAACGCTGCGCTTAAAAATCATAAGATCAGGTGCGGGCGGGCGCACAAGGATCGATTAGTCAACCGGCTTCGGCTGTTTACGCCAGGGCAGGTTGAATTCCTTAGAAAAGAATATAAGGGCCGTTCTGTTACCGAGCTTAGAATAATTTTTAATGATAAATTCAATACCCATATGACCTGGGATCAAATTAAAACGGCTGTCCATAACCGGGGTTTTACATCCGGAAGAACCGGCCATTTCCCAAAAGGCCACAAACCCTGGAATCACGGAACTAAAGGCCAGGGTCTTACGGGCGCGAACAAGACGAGTTTTAAAAAAGGAAGTGTACCGCCGAACCGAAAGCCGCTCGGTTCGGAGCGGATCTGCTTAAAGGACGGATACGTTTTGATAAAAGTCGCGGAGTGGGATCATAATTTTAACCGGCCGACCCGGTGGAAGTTTAAGCATGTCCACACATGGGAGCAGGCGTACGGTCCGGTACCGGACGGGTTTGCCGTGTGTTTTAGGGACGGCGATAAGCTCAACTGTGATGATCCCGACAATTTAATGCTGGTATCCCGGGCGGAGTTGTTGAGATTGAATAAGCACGGCTATAAAGACGCGTCGGCGTCATTAAAACCGAGCATATTGGCCATGGTGAAGATGGAAGTCAAAATGTTTGAGAAAATAAAAGAAACGGGGGTATGAAATGGAGAAAATTTTTCGTTATGTGCTTGGGGATATGCAGAGCACCCGCAGAGGGGCCACATATCATCATGAGTTTACGCCCACGAGACGCCCTGTGCGGAAAAAAGAGTATTATTTTAAACTCGGCAGGTTTCGGGTTTTTGTGATCGTGGATCCGGATGAGATGCTGCCGTCGGTGAGTGTTGCGGTGGCCATGGAGACCGGGAAGATGCGGGCGTGGATGAGGAAGGGAATAGAGGTCAGAGGTCTGAGGTCAGAGATCGGAAAAAGAGGATAGGGGAAAAAGTGCCGGATAGTGATATAAAATTACTAGAGACGGCCAAGGATACGGCCCGGAAGGCGGTGGAGAAGGAGCCTTCCGAGGCGAATCTGAAGGCATTTGACAAGGCGTCTAAGATGTTGGCCGTCTGTTTGGCCGGGGAGGCGGAGCCGTCGTTTGAAAACCGGTCCGAAGTGCTTAAATATTTAAAACGCCTGGGGTATAAAATCAGCCAGGGCAAATTGTATCAGGATGTAAAAAACGGCCTGTTGAAAATAGAGTCGGACGGATCCGTGCTGGAAAGTCAGGTAAAATCATATATAAGCAAAATCGGCCTGGTCAAGCCCCACCAGGTCGAATACGACATTGAATCCACCCGGATGATCCGCTCAAAACAAGAGCAGGAATTGAAAATGCTGTCCGCCAAGCTGGAAGAAACCACCCTCAAACTGGACGTAATGAAAAAGAACCTGCTCGACCGCAACCAGGTGGAAACCGAGCAGGCCATTAAAGCCGGCGCGCTGATGGCCGGGATGAACCATGCGTTCCGAAGCATCGCAAGGGACCTGATCCGGCTGGCCGGGGGGAACTTAGAACACACCCAGGCCGTGATAAACCTGTTGATTTCAAAAACAGAGGATTTGTTCGATGAGTTTGCCAGGATGGATGAGATAGAGATAGAGGTCGGAGGTCGGTAATCGGAGGTCGGAAAAAAAAAGATGAACGTCCAACATCGAACGTTCAACATCGCCCCAGTGAAACAGAAAAAGAAAGGTTTCACGGGGTAAAAATGATGAATGAAAAAAAAAGGAGGCTTTATGGTTCGAGAATCTAAAGAAGTTATACAAAGCAAGGTTGACGCGTTTAATTTGAGACATCCGGTGGGGTCGTCCGTGACTGTTGTAAAAGATTTTGGCGCAAAAATAGAAACAACCGTGAAGTATCCCGCCGAAATTCTTAGCGGCCACACGCCCGTGGTATGGTTGAAAGGCATCTCCGGCGCTTATGTTTTGGAGCGTGTTATAGGTTAATAATTAGAGCTGTCAAAGGAAAGGGAAAAAACATGAGAAAGTACCTTTGTGTAGAAAAAATTGACGATAAAGTTTTTATTTATCCCGGAACGGGGATGGACGTGAAAGAAGGAATTTACGATGACGCAGATTATTGGCACCCTGCTGAGTTTATGGAGAATGAAGATGTTTTACTCAAAAGGGTTTTGGAATTATTGAATTAAATGCAAATATTTGAGCAACCCATAGTCATTGACCGGAAATGGCTTCCGCCGGGGTTTGGGGAGGTTGAAAAATACCACCTGAAACTCAAAACCGGGGAACGCAAGATCTTCCGGAAGAAAAAGCCCATGCGGTGCAGCCTGTGGGCTGAAAACCACCGGGTGGTCACCATGAGTTCCAGGCCGGGACCCTGGCGCAACGCGACCACGCCTTATTTAACGGATATCATGGACGCCGCGTTCTTTCCGTCCATAGAGACCATTATCGTATGCGCTGCGCCGCAAACCGGAAAATCAGAGGCCATAAACAACTGTATCGGCTACGCCATTGATCGGCGCCCGGGATCCGCCCTGTTTATTTATCCGGATGAGCAGACCGCCCGGGAAAACTCCAAAGACAGAATCGCGGACATGATTCTGACCAGCCCGAGATTGAAATCATACTTAACGGGCACGGATGACGATATCTCGTTTTATCGGCATAATTTAAAACACATGCAGATATACATGGGGTGGGCAAGGTCCGCGGCCCGCCTGGCCAACAAGCCTCTTCCTTATGTGATATTCGACGAGATCGACAAATATCCGGACACCGCCGGTAAAAAAGAGGCCTCGCCCATGGCGCTGGGGGAAAAGCGCACCCGGACCTATCGGGGGTTTCGCAAGATCTGGAAGTTTTCCTCTCCCACCATCGAGACCGGCCCGGTGTGGGACGCCATGTGTGTGGAAGCCCAGGTGGTTTTTGTTTTCCTGGCACAATGCCCGGAGTGCGGCGCGTTCGAATACATGACGTTTAATGAAAAGCGTTTTAAGATACCGGGCGACGAGCGGGATCCGAACGTAATAGAGACCCAGAATTTAGCCTGGTATGACTGCAGCGCGTGTCATGCCAACTGGGATGACGAGTTGCGGGACGAGGCGGTTCAAAACGGCCAGTGGCGGACCGGATATATCAAAGACGGCGCGATGTTTCATGCGGAAAATTCCATGGGTTTAATGGACTATCTTAACGCGTACAAGCCCAAAAAAATCGGATTTCACATTCCGTCCTGGTTGTCCCATTTTGTGGGCCTGTCGGAAATTATGGCCAGGTTTTTAAAAGGCCGGAAAGACAAAACCGCACTCAAAGATTTCAAAAACGCGGATGAGGCGGTGCCGTGGCGGCACTACGAGGTGTTGCGCAAAGAGGACGCGATCCTGGCGCTGCGCGATGATCGGCCCAGGGGCCGGGTCCCGGGCGGCGGGATCGTGGCCGGGCTGGTGGCGTCGGTGGACACCCAGGACGACGGGTTCTGGTACCGGATCCGGGCGTTCGGGTTTGGCGGTCCCGAGCTGGTCAAAGAGTCCTGGGGGGTCCGGGAAGGGTTCGTGACCACCTGGGGCGCGCTGGAGCAGGTGTTGTGGGCGGATAAATACATGGACGAGGATGGAAACGCGTATGTGATCCGCCTGGTGATCCAGGACGCCCTGGGGCATCGCACGTCCGAGGTGTATCAGTTCTGCTTGAAACACCGGGGCAAGATATTTCCATCCATCGGTCGGCAAAAAATGGCCCAGTCCCATACCTGGAACAATTTGGAATATTTCCCGGGCGGTAAAAAGCCCATCCCGGGCGGGCTCAAAGCCGTGAACGTGAACACAAACTATTACAAGGATGAATTGTCCACCCTGCTGGAGATCTCGCCGGCGGACCCGGGCGCGTGGCACGAAAACACGGAGTTCTCCGAAGCCTACGCCCGGCACATGACATCCGAGTTTATCAACGATAAAGGCGTGTGGGAGTGCCCGTCCGGGAAGGATAACCATTTGTGGGACTGCGCGGTGCTGTGCCTGTGCGCCCATGATGTTCTGGGCATGATGCACTGGCCCAAACAGGACGGAGGTCAGAGGTCGGAGGGCGGAGGTCGGCAAGGGCGGAGGGTGCGGAGTAAAGGGATTAAAAAATGAGGGATTAAAAAATGAAGGTATATATTTTTTTTATACTTTTCCTTATATATTTAGAATTGGTTATTGTAATTATATTCTTGGCCAAAATAAATCATAAATTAAAAATTGATAAATGAAATCTATCCCGGCGAAAATTGAGTGTTTGAAGGGGGCGGAGCAGATTTGTTCTTTTGTGAAGGAAGATCACAAACAGATCGTGCAGTTGATTGAAAAAGAAGGCCTGCCCGCGTGGAAACGGCCCGGGGAGCGGACCTGGCGGGCGTTGAATGTGGATCTGTATCACTGGATGCTGTATCAGCGGAATAAATACTTGAAGGATACACCGAAATATATTAAAGAAAGTTAGAAAATCAGAAGGTGAGAAAGGAGGAAATCATGTATTTGCTTATATATTGTGACGAAGATGGCCGTTTGGATTTTGTTAAATATGAAAAAAAAGATTCATTATTGTCAGACCTTGAAGAAAATCATTATGGCGATATTGGGTTTTATGACCACGTGCCGGATGCAGACAAGATGTGTCGTGACAACAGGGTATTAATTATCAAGGGTGATGTCGTCACGCCAAAACCCATAGAAGTGGTTAAAAAATACGAAATATAACAAAAGAAGGTTGGCCAACGAATTGCATTATCTGACCTCTGACCCCTGACCTCTGACCTCTGCTTTCGGCCCGCCGAAAGCCTTGTCAACACCTGATTAAATACTTTTATCATCTTTTTAGGTTCTTTTTTCGTCGCATAACGGTTTCCACAAAAACCCCATGATATGGTTGTTGCAAAACAAGCAAACACCATGCATGGGGTTTTTTTTATGGCGGTTCTTACCTATACCGAGCAGCTTGAACAAATCGACACGGCCATCACGGCCATTCTCACGGGCGCGCAATCCTATTCCGTGGGCTCCCGATCCAAAACCAACGCGGATTTAAAAACTTTAATGGACGAACGCAAGCGTCTCCAGGTCCTGGCCCAGCGGGAAGCCGACGGCGGCGGGATCCGTGTGCGCGGCGTGACGCCGGTGACGGATTGAAAAAGATGAACATCGAACCATAAAAAGATGAACATCGAACATCGAACGTCCAACATCGAATTTTGAATGAAGGGCAAGGGCGAATGAGAGAAGTCAGACATCGGAAAAAGATTGAGGTCCACCAGAACATTGTTGATCGCGCGGTGAATTTCTTTTCACCGCGTCGCGGGGCGCAGCGCCTGCGGGCGCGGTATGCCATGGCGCTGGCCGGGGCGTATCACGGGGCGTCCAAAAAGCGGCGCTCTTTGTCCGAGTGGAACCCTTCCGCCGGGGACGCGGACACGGATATTATTGCCGAGCTGCCGGATTTAAGGGAGCGGTCCCGGGATCTGATTAGAAACAATCCTTTGGCGTGCGGCGCCATCAATACCAAATGCACGTCCGTGGTGGGCACGGGACTGAAATTAAAATCCCGCATTGACCGCAATATTTTAAACCTCACCGAAGACCAGGCCGATGCCTGGGAGTCGCGAACCGAGGCCGAGTGGAAACTCTGGGCGGACTCGTTTGACTGTGACGTGTCCGGCGCCCAGAATTTTGCGGGCATCCAGGACCTGTCGTTTCGCACTACCCTGGAAAACGGGGACGGGTTTGTGCTCACCCCGTCAACATCCAATAAATTCCGGGCCTATAATTTACAGCTCCAGCTCATCGAAGCGGACCGGGTGTGCAACAAAGACAGCGACCCGGACACGGAGTTTTTGGCCGGCGGTATTTTAAAAGACGCCAATGGCCGGCCCAAACAATACCACATCTTAAAAGGGCATCCGGGAAACATATACTCCAAACAAAACCAATGGGCCATGGTGCCCGCATACGGTGCGGCCACCGGGCGCAAAAACGTATTGCATTTATTTAGAAAGCTGCGCATCGGCCAGTCCCGGGGCGTGCCCGACCTGGCCCCGGTGATCGAAACCTTGAAACAACTGGGCCGGTACACGGACGCGGAGGTGGACGCGTCGGTGATTTCCGCGTTTTTTACCGTGTTTATCAAATCCGAATACCACGCGGGCATGTATCCCATGCAGCCCACCACCGAGATCGGCGGGTCCACCGCGGACAAGGATTATAAAATGGGGTCCGGCGCGATCCTGGATCTTTTGCCCAACGAAAGCATCGAGACCGCCAATCCGGGGCGTCCCAACCAGGCGTTTGACGCGTTTGTGCTGGCCGTCTCCCGCCAGATCGGCGTGGCCTTGGAGCTTCCCTTCGAGATCCTTGTCAAACATTTTACGGCCAGCTATTCCGCGGCCCGGGCCGCCCTGCTCGAAGCGTGGCGGTTTTACATGGGCCGGAGAAAATGGCTGGAAGACGTATTGTGCAGACCCGTGTACGAATTGTGGATGACCGAGGCCGTGGCCCGGGGCCGGATCGCTGCGCCCGGATTTTTGACCGGAGATCCATTGATAAAAATGGCGTACCTGGGATCCGAATGGACCGGGCCGTCCAAGGGCCAGATCGATGAGCTCAAGGAAGTGAACGCGGCCAAAGAACGGCTGGCATTGACCTTGACCACCCATTCCGAGGAAACCGCGGCATTGACCGGCGGGGACTGGGAGCAGAAGTTTCCCCAGCGGGCCAAGGAAGAGCGGATGAAAAAGGATGCGGGGATGGGGGCGGAAAATCAGAGGTCAGAGGTCGGAGGTCAGAGGTCAGAAAAAGAAAAATCAGGTTCGGATTTGGAGGATGAGACAAAGGAAAAAGCATAAAAGGAAATAATAAAATGCCGAAGCCAAAAAAAAACGAGAGCAAGCAAGATTTTTTAAAGCGGTGCACCGCCGAGGTTATGGATGAAGGAAAAGACTCCAAACATGCTTATTCCGCGTGTAACGCATACTGGGATCATGCCAAAAGCCAGCGATCCGCGCTAAACATGACATCCAGCCCTGAAATTGCCGAGTTTAAGGATGGAGACCGCACCCGGGAATTTTTGATCACCGGATATACCGGAGCCCGAGTCAATTCATGGTTTGGGGATATTGTGGTCGATATTTCCGGCATTCAAACCAAGGAAAAAATGCCGATTTTGCGCGAACACGCCCGGGACCGGGTGGTGGGTTACGGAGATGCCTGGAAGGAAGACAATTTTTATATTTCCGGCCAATTTTCCAAGAGCACCGCGGATGCAAAGGAGGTGCTGGCCCTGGCGGAAGAAGGATATCCATGGCAGGCGTCCATATCGGTTCGACCCACGAAGGTAGAACGGCTGGAGGATGAAAAAACGAAATCAATAGTCAATGGGCGGGAAGAATCGGGGCCGCTGGAGATCTGGCGGGAATCCAAGGTTGGAGAGGTGTCTTTCGTGAGCCTGGGTGCGGATGACAATACCGCGGCCATTAGCATGTCAGAAGAAAAGTATGTGGTGGAAACCCTTTCCTGTTTGCCCGATCTGTCATGGGACAATAACAATAACCAAGAAAAAACGGAGGAAGATATGGAGATTACACTTGATTTAATCAAACAAGAAAACCCTGAGCTTTTGGTAGAGATCGAGCTGGCGGCTGAAGCCGAGGGGGTGAAAAAAGGTGCTGTTTTGGAATTAGAGCGCATCAAATCCGTGCAGGAGCAAACCATCCCCGGGCATGAGAAACTCATTCAAACCTTAATGTTCGACGGAAAAACCAGCGGCCCGGAAGCGGCGGTGAAGGTTTTGGCGGCGGAAAAGAAGCTGCGAACCGACACGCTGGAGCAGCATCAGGGCGATGCGCCGGACGCCCTGCCCGATCCGTCCACGGATACCGGGGACATCACGGCCCATGATAAAGACCTGCCCGTGGAAGAGCGGGCCAAGGCCAACTGGGAAAAAGACCCCAAAATCCGGAAAGAGTTTGACGGGGATTACGAGGCATATCTGGCGGCGGAAACGGCCATGTCCGCCGGTCGCGTGAGAATTATCGGTAAAAAATAAACCGGCCGGAAGGAGACAAGAAATTATGACAACTTTAGCAGCCAATGTGCCCAGGCCCTATGAACTCGGGAATCGAAACGAATTTCCGGTGATCGCCGGGGACATTATCTATGAGGGCGCCGCCGTTGGTGTGGTGGACGGCACCGGGCACGCCCAGCCGTTGACCTCTGCGGACCGGTTCGCCGGGTTCGCGGAGAAACAGGCGGACAATTCTTTGGGCGCCGCCGCGGCCGTCAACGTGCGCGTGGTCCGAAAGGGAAATATCAAGCTGGCGGTGTCCGGAGCGGTGATCACGGACGTGGGCAACCCGGTCTATGCCACGGATGACAACACTTTTAGTTTTTTGAAAACCAGCGGCGTGTTCGTTGGGTTTGTGCGCCGCTGGGTCAGTTCGGGGTATGTGATCGTGGAGTTTAACGCGGACCTGTTCGAGGATCCCCACGCGGGATTTACCGCCCAGACCGTGACCGGCGATTTGGAGCTGGACGCCCAGGATTCGAGCAAGGTGCTCTGTGTCACGGCCACCGCGGTCATTGCCATGCCGGCCATTGAGGGCATGGGAAATATTCGACTGTTAAACTGCGGGGCGTTTGGCACCGTGCAGGTCACCGCGGACCCGGAACCTTTGGATATGATCGAGCTGGCGGATGTTTCCGCCGCCGACGGGTATGCCGTTATCAATACCCTGGTCACGGCCCGGCGCGGCGATTTCATCGACCTGGATTACAGCGACGCCCACGGCTGGGTGGTGACCCAAAAGCGCGGCGTCTGGGCCAAGGGCACCGGCATCGGCAGCGCGAGCATATCGTTGAGCCCGAGCGCGTCCGTGAGTCCGAGCGTAAGCCCGAGCGTGAGCCCGTCGTAACATAAACAATTTTTAACAGGAGGATATATTATGACAACTTTAGCAGCCGATCTCGCCAGGAACTATGAACTGGGGGATCGAAACGAATTTCCGGTCATCGCCGCGGATATTATCTATGAGGGCGCCGCCGTGGGGCTGGTGGACGGCACCGGGCACGCCCAGCCTTTAACCTCCGCGGACAAGTTCGTGGGGTTCGCGGAAAAACGGGCGGACAATTCTTCCGGGTCGGCCGCGGATATCAATGTCCGGGTCATCAAAAAGGGCTGCAATCTGCTGGCCGTGTCAGGGTCCCTGATTACGGACGTGGGCCAGCCTATTTATGCCACGGATGATAATACGTTCGTGTTCCTGCCCACGGGCGGGGTGTTCATCGGGTTTGTGCGCCGCTGGGTCAGCGCCGGATACGTGATCGTGGAGTTTGACGCCGGCGTGCTCAAGGATCCCCACGCGGGATACACGGCCCAGACCGTGACCACGGGCCTGACCATCGACGCCCAAGATTCGGGGAAAGTTCTCTGTATTACAACGGACGCCCTGACCCAGACCCTGCCCGCGGTGGAAGGCATTTCCAATATCCGGTTTTTAAACTTAGGCGCCTTTGGCACCGTGGAGATTACCGTATCGCCCAACGCCAACGACATGATCGAGTCCGTGGACGCGGCGGGTGTGGACAATAAAGACATTGTCAACACCAAAGCCACGGCCCGGAGAGGGGATTACATTGATCTGGATTACGGGGACGGCAACGGCTGGGTGGTGACCGCTGTGCGCGGCACCTGGGCCAAGGAATAATTAAAAAATGGTTCACGGTTCACGGTTCACGGTTCACGGTTGGTTTCTTTTTTTAACCTTTGAACCTTTGAACCCCTGAACCCGGAACCTTTAAAAAACGGAGGACATAAAAATGGGACTTGATAAACTCACCGAACGTCAAATTATCGGTCATTTCTATAAGACCCTGGAGCAGGATATCGGCGCGTCCTGGGTCGGGCTGATTTCAAATTATTTCACCTCGGACCAGGCGTCCGAGGAATACGCGTGGCTGGGCATGAGCCCGACCCTGCGAGAATGGATCGGCGGGCGCGATGCCAAGGGGTTCCGCGAGAACAGCCTGACCATCATCAACAAGCATTATGAGGCCACCCTGGAAATACTGGTGCGGGACCTTCGCCGGGACAAATCCGGCCAGGCCCTGGTCCGGATCTCGGAAATGGCCCGCCGGGCCAACGCCCACTGGGCCAGCCTGTTATCCACGCTGATTGTGAACGGAGAAGATACTGTGTGTTATGACGGGGACTATTTTTTCGACACGGACCACGAAGAAGGAGACTCCGGGGAGCAGAGCAACGATATCACCGTGGATATTTCAGAGTTGCCCATCACCGAGTCCGGGTCCACCACGCTGCCGTCAGTGGCAGACATGCAGTTCGCCATCATGAAGGGCATCGAGGCCATTGTCAAAATCGTGGATGACCAGGCCGAACCCATGAATGAGAACGCTACCGCGTTTTTGGCCATGGTGCCGCCCACGTTTATGCATGCGGCGCTTCAGGCGGTTGCGACACCCTATCAGGTGGGTAGTGACCAGAGCGCGCTGTCCGAGATGAAAAAGGAATTCACCATCAAAGTGGTTCCCAATGTGCGATTGTCAAGCTGGACCACCAAGTTCGCGATGTTTCGCACCGACTCCCAGGTCAAGGCCCTGGTTCGCCAGGAAGAGACCGGCGTTAATCTCAAGGTCAAGGGATACGGCTCGGAATACGAGTTTGACAATGACGCGCATCAGTACGGGATCGATACCTGGAGAAATGTTGGATACGGATACTGGCAAAATGCGTGCCTGGTGACGTTGGGTTAAAAAAAGGTGTCAGGTATTAAAGGATAGAAGCTCAGAAGGTAAGAAGGTCGGCTATTCTCAGGCTGCCCAACCTTCTGATCTTCTAACCTTCTTATTTTCTTTTTTTTTCCTGACACCTGAGCACTGAACCCGGAACCTATAAAACGAGGATATTTATGAAAACTTATAAAGTGACCCGGACCCTGGATTTATTCACCGGCCAGATCGGCCTGACCCAAGCCCAGGCCGAGCCCCGGCGGCGCAAGCTGGAGGCGGGCAAAAACGGCGTTTACACGATTATCGCGCCGGTGCAGTTCAAGGCCGGCGAGGTGATCCGGCTGCCGGAAGTGCCCAAGGTGCTGCTGCGGTCCATGGAAGAGATCAAACCGGATGAGAAAAAAGGGAAAGAAGTCGCGCCGGTCAAGAAAAAAAGAAAAAAAATCCCATCGGCAAAAGAATCTATTTTGTTTAGAAAGTTTAAAAACTCATGACCCTGGCCGAACAGCTCACCACGGACCTGTCCGTGTTTTTTGATGCGGACGATTTTGCGACAACCGTGACCTATAACGGGACCGACATTTTGGCCCTGGTGGATTTCGGGATGAATTCGGACGGGGACAACGCCCGCACGGCGCGGATCATCGTGAAAACATCGGATGTGGCTTCGCCTGCTTACCGGGACACCGTGGTGATCGCCGGAACGTCCTGGCGGGTGTTTAGAGATCCGGACACGGAAGTGGCGGTCAAAGGGGACGGGCAGGTGTGGGAGCTGTCTTTGGTTCGGGATGAACGACCGGTGTGGTAAAAAACAAGTGCCTAAAGTGTCTAAAGTTGAAAGTGCCTAAAGTTATAAAATGTGCCGCCTTTGGCGGCGTCCTTAACTTTAGATCACTTTAGCTCACTTCAAACTTCAAACTTATTTTTATGAACATCAACACATTGACAGTGGATTTCGCCGAGGCCGTGGCCGAATCGAATGTGATTAAGACCTGGTGCCAGATTGCGTATTCTGCGGATCATTCGGTGTACGCGGGGATGGATGCCAGGAACCCGCCCGGGGACTCGGATTGTCCTTATGTGGTTTTGTACTCGGTGAGAAAGGAGTTCGGGCAGCACCGGCGGGAGAAAAATCACGAGATCGAGGTGGTGGGCTGTCTGCACGATACCACCGTCCGGAGCCATGCCGGGGTTAGTAATTTAACGGAATATACCGGGGTGCAGAACATCGAGGCGTTCCGGAAACTCATCGAGGATGCCATCGCCGGCGTGGACATCGGCAACCTCACGCTTTCCGTGATCGCCGTGGATTACGAGATGATCGAGTCGTTTCCCTTTTTCATGTGCGGCATGGTGATCGAGGTGTGGGAAGGCGTTACGATTGGAAGTGATCCGCTGCTTTAAAGATGATCGAGTTAGGTTTTAGGTATTAGGATTTAGGCAAAAAAAGGAATGATCCATAACTTAAAACTTAAATCGTAAAACTTAAAACCAAATTTCGAAAGGAGATTTATCATGACACAACAACGCGGCGTTAATGCCCAGATCGTTATGGGATTTGAAGATACGTTCGGAACCGTGGCGGTGGACGGGTTTGTGTTGCCGCTCAATACGTGCGGCGTGACCGGGGTCAAGGCCCGCCAGGTGCCGGCCACATTGACCGGGACCCGGAACACCGTGGTGCCGTTCGCGGGCAACCAGGACGTGAACGGACCCATCGTGGTGCCGGCGGACTCTTTGGCCATGGCCTACTGGCTGTATGCCATGTTCGGCGCGCCCGTATCCACCGGGGCGGATCCTTATGTGCACGAATACAAGGTGGGATCGTCCATGCCCCCATTTTCCCTGGAGAAAGCGTTCACCGATCTGGCGGTCAGTGTGTATGAGCGGTACGTGGGATGCAAGATCTCAACATTTTCCATGACCGTGGGCGGGGACGGGGAGCTGGTTTGCAACTTAGGCGTTTTAGGCGCCCAGATGAGCCATGAGACATCGGCCTTTGACGGGTCCCCTTCCACCATATCTTTGGCCCGGGTGAATAATTTTGACGCGGCCCTGGAAGAAGGGGAGGCCACGCTGGCCAATGCCACGGAACTGTCCATAAATATCGATTTCGGGCTGGACCCCAACTCGTTTGTGATCGGCGGCGGCGGGATCCGCGGGGACATCCCCGAAGGGTTCGTGGCCGTGACCGGGAACTTAAAAGCCCTGTTTGAGGACAAAACCCTGCTGGACAAAGCCACCGGGGACACGGAAACGTCTTTAAAGGTTACCATGACGGCCGGCGCCTCATCGATCTTAGAGTTCGAGATCCAGGAGCTGCTCTACTCGGTGAACGGGGTTCCCATCGAAGGTCCCCAGGGCCTGATCGTGTCTCTAGATTTTGTGGGGTACTACACGGACGGGTCCGAAACATCGGATATCGTGGCCCGGCTGACCAACGGCGTGGCCAGCTACGCGCTGGAGACATCGGCAAGTGTGAGCCCGAGCGCGAGTACGAGCCCGAGCGCGAGTGTGAGCCCGAGCGTGAGTCCGTCTTAAAGATGATCGTTTTAGGTTTTAGGTATTAGGATTTAGGCAAAAAATGGAACAATCCTTAACCTAAAACTTAAATCTTAAAACGTAAAACGGAGGTTTTTTACATGCGCGAAGTGAACGGCGTAAAGGTCCGGGGGCTGACCCGGAAAGAAATCCGGGAGTTTAAACCGTACGGGTTTTATTTTTCTTATTACAATCCGCCGATCTTTAAAATGGATACGGTGGATGAAGGCATCGAAAAGGTCATGGATCTTTGTGTGCTGGATCCGGAGGCCTTAAAACTTCTGGAAGAACAATCCCACAAGAAAACCATGGAAGTGTTCGGCGGGATCGTCAAGGAAACCTACGGGGCCAAGGATGAGGAAAAAAACTTGCCGACGTCTGGGAATGGCTCTCAGACAGACGACGAATAGAGTATTGCAAGACCTGTCGGGCGGCCAAGAGAAAGAAGTCAGAAGTCAGAGGTCAGAGGTCAGGGGACAAACCGCCCTGTAAAACCTGCGAATACGGCGACCACAACATGCCCAAGATCATGTCCGAGAACCTGGAGGCCCTGGAGCTGTGGCAGGATGTGAGCACCCAGTGGCGGGGCGCGGGCATGGGCATTGTGGGGCTGGATTACCGGGAAGTGAGAACCCGGGCAAAGGAACTGGATGTTGATTTGAGTGAGTGCGTGTGGCGCAAGGTGCGGATGCTGGAGCGGATGGAGCTAAAAAAGCAGGGCAAAAAAGAAGATATGTAGGGCAGGCTTTCCGGCCTGTCATTGACATTATTGGCAAAATCATCATTTGGCGGGTTGGAAAACCTGCCCCACAGGAAAAGGCATGCTGCAGGCAACCACCAAGGGGTTTAAAAATCTCGACAGGGTTTTAAAAGCCGAAAACCTGCGCCAGGAAAAGGCGCTGAACACCGCCGTGAAGGTGGAGGGGTTCCGGCTCATGCGACTTTTAAAAAAGCAGATCCGGGAAGGGGCGCCGGGCGGGAAGAAATTTAATCCGTTGACGTTTTTGTCCAGGGCCTGGAGCGGAAAGGGCAAACGGCTGGGGCCGAACAAGCCGCTGCGCCGGCTGGCATTGGCGGTGCGGTATTTTGTGAAAGATCAGCGGCCCTTTGACATGCGCATCGGCTGGGTGGGACCCAAAACCTCGAAATCATGGAAGCGCATCGCCCAGAAACAGCAGGAAGGATTTACCGGCCAGATGACCGAATCCCGCCGGGAGATGTTCCGGGGCATGGGATCCAGAATGTCCAAACGGTCCGTGGCCAGAAAATATATGTTCATCAGAAAATCCACCACCCGGCTAAAAACCCCGGCCCGGCCCATCATGGATCCGTTCTGGCAGGCCGAGGAATACCGGGCGTGGAAAAATATACAGAGAAATTTTAGGCTGAAAATGAAAGGGCAAAGAATTTAAACCTGTAGGGCAGGCTTTCCAGCCTGTCGATTAATGGCAGAATAAAGGATGGCAGGTTGGAAAACCTGCCCCACAAAAATGAAAAACAATGAACGATCATAAATTACAAATCATATTGTCCGCGCGGGACGCCACAAAAAAAACATTCCAGTCCGTGACCGGGCGGGTCAAGGCGTTGACCGGGAGTGTATTTTCGTTGCAGGGGGCCATTGCCACTTTGGGCGGCGCCACCATGCTGGGCCTTGTGGGCCGGGATATCCTGGCCACGGGCGCGGAATACGAAAAAACCATGTCCAAGGTCCGGGCCATCACCAAGGCCGGGGAGCAGGATTTTAAAGAGCTTTCCACCCTGGCCAAGGATCTGGGCGAGCGCACCGAGTACACCGCCACCCAGGTGGGGCAATTGGAAATCGCCTATTCCAAGCTGGGGTTGACCAAGGATGAGATTTTAGAGGTCACCGGGATGACCCTGGATCTGGCCACGGCCCTGGACGCGGATCTTGCCGAGGCCGCCACGGTTGCCGCCGGCACCATGAATTCGTTCAACGCCCAGGCCAGCGAGCTGTCCCGGTACATGGATGTTATGGCCGCCGGCACCACGAGCACGGCGCTGGACCTGGAAAAATTCCAGGCGGCCATGGCCAATGTGGGGGCCGCGGCAAATGCCTACGGTTGGGACATCGAACAGCTCACGGCCAAGGTGGGCTCCCTGGTGGACGCCAATACAGACGCGAGCAAGGCGGGCACTGATTTACGAAAAATCATCACCGAGCTGTCCAAGACCGGCATGTCCTATGATGAGGCCTTAGATGAAATTCTAAACTCTACCAACAAGATCAAAACCGCCCAGGAACTTTTCGATGATCGTGCTTATGGTTCGGCGATTATCCTGGCCGAGCAGCGGGACAAGGTAAAAGATCTCACCAAGCAATATTACAATGCCACGGGATCGCTCAAAGAGATGGCCGGGGTGATGCGGGACAACGTGATCACCCGGTGGCAGGAATTCAAATCCGCGGTGGAGCGGGTGGAGATCGACACGTTCGAGCAGGAAACCGGGATCCTGAATGAAACCCTAAAAGAGCTGGCCGGGTATGTGCGGGAAAACCGGGAAGAATTTGTCCGCTTTGCCAACGAGGGCGTGGGCGCGGTGTACGGCTCTTTGAAAAAAACCATCGCCTTGTATAACAGTTTGCCCGACGGCGTGGTGGGGGCCGCCGGCGCCGGGATCGCGGGCCGGATTTTGTTCGGCGGCTGGGGCCCGGCCAAAATTGTGGGCGGGCTTTATCTTTTGAACGAACAGCTCAAACACTTCAACGCGGACGTGGGTGCCGCCGTGGGTCATTGGAAAGACTGGGAAGAGTCCATTGACAACATCATGGACGTGATTACCCGAAAAAGGGACTGGAACACCGGCGCACAGATCCCCCAGACCCAGCCCATGCCCCAAACCCCGGCTTCCTATCACGGCAAGATCGGTCCTGAAACCGAAGGCTGGGAGATTTACCAGCCGCCAAGAACCGACTTTGGCGGCGGAGGCGCACCGGGCGGCGGCGTGGATACGAGCGGTGCGGACGCGGCCAAAAAAGAATATAAAAAACTCATGGACGAAGTGGCCAAGGCCCGGGCGGAATTTGAAAAATCCTTGATCATCCCGTCCGGTACCGGCGCCATCATGGAAGAGCAGCTCAGAATCGATATCGGCCAGTACGTGACCGGGTTTGACAGCACCGCGGAAGATATCGAGAAAACCCGCGAAGCCTTCGAGGAAATGTACTCGGACATGCGGTTTCAGTCCGAGGGGTATTATGATTATCGCAAATCCCAGTTAGAACAGCAGGCCGCGGATTATCAGAAGTACACCGGAGACGCGGTCCTGGCCCACCAGTGGCTCACGGAACAAATCAAGACCCTGGATGAAGAACGGCTGGAAGCGGCGCAAAAAAACAACGTGTGGCTGGTGGAGATGTCCGAGCGAACCGCCGACGCCATCGAGGATAATTTTTCTTCATTTTATAAAGATGTTTTTCGAAACGAGCTGGACAGCGCGGCGGATTATTTCCGGGCGTTCTGCAATTCATTGACCGACAGTTTTTCGGATATGCTCGGCCAGATGACCAAAGAGCTGTTGTTCGGCGGCGGATCTTCGGGCGGGTCCGGGTTGTTTAAATCCATATTTTCAGGAATCGGCGGTCTGTTCGGCGGGGGCGGTACCGCCGGCACCCTGGGAGGGCTTACCGAGGCCCAGACCGCGGGCGCGCTATTCCACAAGGGCGGTACCGTGGGTAAAGATTCCGCACCCACGCGAACCGTGCCCGCGTCCGTGTTTGCCAACGCGCCCCGGTTGCACAAAGGATATTCGCCGTTGTCTCCGGACGAATTCCCGGCCATTTTAAAATACGATGAAACCGTGCTGCCCCCGGGCGTCAAGCCGGTCAATAACATGCAGACCGTAAAAAATACCACCATCAGCGTGCCCGTGAATATTGACAACATTTCCGACCGTCGATTGAGCGCCAGGCTGCAAACCGAAATCGAGCGCAAGGTCAAAGATATTCTGCGCGAGGAAATGAGATAAAAAAAAAGATCGTTTTAGGTTTTAGGTATTAGGTTTTAGGAAAAAAACGGAATAATCCATAACCTAAAACATAAATCTTAAAACTTAAAACCAAAATGCGGAGCATTTTTCATCATGGCCATGACCCTGGGAGCATATACGTTCGCTATCAACCCGAACGAGCCCGTGCCCATTATCACGGGAGAGCGCCGGACCGGTGACATCAAAACCCTGGGCGGCGTGGCTTTTTTTTCATGGGGCGTTTTTATTCCCGGGCAAAAAATCCCTTTGCCATGGTCGTTCATGTCCACCGCTCAGTTTGATTCACTGCTGGCCATCCGGGACGCGGACGCCCAGGTGGTCTGGGATCCGGAGAACGGGTCAACGTACAATGTGGAGGTCCTGAGCCTTAACGGGGAATATCACCTGGACGCCGGCGCCGGCGCGGCCTATCGTAAAAATGTTGAAATGATTCTGCTTATTATGTCTGAGGTCGCATAATGTCCATTACCCTCAACGCCACCCTAAAAACCGCCCAGGACGGTATCAATCACCGACCCATTGTTGAGATCGTTAGTTCGCCCATTGCGACGGAACCGCCGATTTACGGCCAATATTTGAGCAGTGATGATACAAATGAGTACTCACCAAACATCGTGTTGTTGTCAACGGGTGCGTTGGCCGGTGTGTATGTCAAGGAAGATGGAAAAACGCATTATATCTGTACGGATACAGATCGCGGGCAATTCACCGACGTTGAGCTTGATTATGTTGGCGGAATAGGCGTTGCCGGTTCCGTATCATTAACAGAACTGACAGACAATAATATCGGCATTGTATATACATCGGAACAGGGGATTTATTACAGGACGATTACCCCGGCAGGGGTGCAGGTATCATACGGAACCATTGCCACAGGATTCGGCTGGGTATCATCTCCGCATGTCATAACGCTGGCAAATAACACGTATTTATTGGTTTATGCCGAAGGAACCGATGAACCGCCGTCCGAAGAAAACAGTTATCAGCTAACAAAACGCACTTCCGGTAATTTTACATCATGGTCTGCCGGGTCAACGATAACATTATCCGGGCTTGAAGATTCAGGATATAAAAACAACCCGCATTTACTTCAACTTGTGAGTGGCCGGATATTTCTTCATTTTGATTATTTGTACCTTTTCCAAAACAATTCCGAAGTCAATAATATTTTTTCGGTTTATTCCGATGATAATGCAAGCACGTGGTCGTCTCCCCAGCAGATAACATCTTATACCCTTCTTGGTCAAAGAGCGCTACATCCAACCGTATCGCAAATGGAAGACGGCGATTTAACGATAATCTATGCGGATGAAAAAGTCGCGAGATGGCTAATAACCACTATGGACGGGTTCCCCTATTCTGATCTTATTCCAAGAAATTTATATTATAATCACGCGGATCAAAAACTATATATCCATTCAACATATAATTATACCACAACATATATTGGAAACTGGGACGTTGATATCGAGAACTGGGAATATGAAAGAAATTATGATACCACGACATCCCCTGCATTTGTCAAAGTGCCCGGAGCCGAGTATTTTTTCTGCGATGACTCCAAATACACCGTTCATATTAGTGGGAATTTATTGATGGTCCTTGACCATCAAATGGAAACGATTACAAACTATACGAATAAATTAGATACCGGGATTCCACAAAACATAGCCGTAAATTATGAAGTAATAGGAGACAGAATCGGGCCTAATAAGTCGTTTATAAGAGTAACCGAAAGCTCCAGCAGAATGTGGATATATTATGCCGGTGCATACATGTTTCAATCGGCCTACGCTGTCGGATGGATAGACCTGCTGGAACAGCCGGACGGCATCACCGGATACTATACATGGAATGAGGTTATTCACATCACTAATCCGCCAAACCCCCATGTGCAATATGCCCGGCAGTTTAGTTACATTGAAGCTCTTGACTGCTTGCTGTTTGCGACGGCCCAGGGAATTTACGTTACAAATTTAAATGGTGATGAGGTTTACAACTTTAACAATGTTGATAATGCAGGGATGCCGCATAACGGCTGCAATCAGGCGGTTTATATAGACGGATATTTTTATTTTACGTTTACATACTATGCCGGTCAGTCCGACAGGCGCGGATTGGGCCGAGTAAGGGTAGCTGATGAATCCGTTCAATATTTCGAGCCGTCATGGGGATCGGCAAGCGAATACTCGCTTGATAATTTGCGGATAATAGAAACAACAGATATTTTAATGACCTGTGGCCAGACAGGCATTGGCGGAGTTGCAGTTTTTGACACGCTGACAAACGGCTGGGAAATATTCAACAACGCAACAGTTCCGGGCATGTTGCCGGATGGAGCTCTCGAAAAAATGTGGGGGAAGGGCCTGGGGTATGACCCGGTTACAAAAACAATATATGCGCCATATCTGGGAGGGCTGGGCGATGCCACCCTGGTTGTTGCTTTTTCGTTATACGGTTCATATAGCGTTCTAAAATATGCCGAAATAGAAAATCCGGATTTAACTCCCACCTGTCTCACCTTTGACGAATACACGTATCGGCAATTTGAGAGGGAACCGTCCATCGTCTATGACCCAGATTATGTGCTGTGGAATCTGTGGCAGCATACCGAAGACGGGGACGAGGAATCCATCATGTGGGGCAGTCTGGCCGGGGATCGGAACCTGTCCGATTTCCTGGTGGATGGATCTATGGTGGTGATCGAATGGGATATCGAAGCGCCGACAAAGCTCCGGTTTTCCCTGTCCCACGGGCACCTGTTCGACCCGCAGAACCTTTTATCAACCTACTCGATATTTTTGAAAAAAGGACGAAAATTTACGGTAAGGCTCGGTGAGAAAATCAGCGGAACCGAATATTGGCAGGCCCAGGGTGTATTTTATGCCAGGGAAACAAAACTGGTATATTCGAATGAGAAATATCCGCAAATAGACGTCGTTGCGGAAGACCTCCGGACGCTCTGGGAAAGCAATGAGGTTGTGGCGACCCGATGGTTCAACGGGGATTTGCCGGACATTGTTATTGAAGACATCCTGCATTCGAACGGCGATATGGAATATAGCGAAATGGATATTCCCACGCTGACCGGAGAGCATGGAATTTATCATCAATACATAGATATGTCTTTGGATGATATCATCAAGGAATTTCTTGATCATTTCATGTATTATCCGTTCGTGAACGTGGACGGCGTATTTGAACCCCGGCATTTGGATATCACTAAAGCGGCCAGTCATACGTATACTACGTCAATCATTGTTGAATTCAGCCCGGACGATTCGTATTCGACGTTTACCAACAGGGTGGTTGTCAAAGGCATGGCGAATGCCTACACGGAAATTTTATACGATGAGGAAAGTGTAGGATCTGTCAGCGGAACGACGGGCTGGTGGGGGAAAGACCTTGAAGAAATCGTGTGGTATTCGGATGATCACGAGCGCACATGCCGGCACCCCCGGCTTGAGATTATTCAGTCAATATCTGAATTTCAGACATTTTTAAATGCGTTTGCTTCCGAGGGCCATGAATACCTGTCATATGAAGATCCCAACGAACATTATCTGATCATCACTATCGAAGCGCCGAATCTTCAAGGTGCGTTTATCGGCGCGGTCGCTGCACTGCTGGCTACCGGATACATGGCAGTCACGTGTGACGGAGCATTCGGTGCGGGCAGTCGTTGCGGACCGTATATTCTCGCCTCCAATATATGCGCAAGCGTTGTTTTAAATATCCTGGGGGCCATTGCATCTTATAATTATAATATTCACGCCCGGCCCATCGGGCATGAAAAAAGGACATTTCAGGCAGAGGCGAACGATTATAAATTACAAGACGAATTAGATGGAAAAGTCATCACGGAAACAATTGACGATGCACTGTGTTATACCGTCAATTCTTGTCAAGTAGTGGCGGATCAGGAATTGGCGGTTGTTATGGCCCAAAGAAATCGAATCAAATATCAAAAAATATCACATTTGCAGGACGAAATCGGGGACATCATTATCGTAAATCATCCACATTCCGGGGAAGAAGTTAAAACATTCATAACAAATTTAAAAAGAACCATAAAAATTGGCGGCGAAACCACCGATGATATAACGGGCTGGAGACTCATATGAGGCTGTACGTCAGAAAATTCGCGGGAAGGTCCATAAAAAAACGGATCAATGTTGCTGCGGAAACGCGTGACGGAATTTTGTGGGATATTGATTGGGTTAATTTTTTGGCCCGTGTTAAAATTCAGGGCTCAAACGAATATATCAACTGTTATTTTCCCAGGAACGAGGCCACCGTTCCGTCATGGATGAAACCCGGGAATGCCGTACGGATTGTTCATAGAACAGGCACCCGTGGATTTTCAGAAATTGTCGGACATGGTATGGCCATCCCGACACCGGTACCCGGGTATTCATCTCATCCGGCCTCCGCCGCACTGCCCGATGGTATAATTTCAGGCTGCGCCGTTTTAGCTACAATTCCACCGTCAATGTCGGTTTCCATTACTGATGGAACGTATCGAATCAATGAAGAGACTTATACGCTGTCCGGAGGGGCCGTCGGATATTTTACGATGGATGAGTCTGATCCGCCCATGACAATGGACGAAACGTATCCACCGGCAACAATGGGCCAGATTGAAAATTACGTTACGATGGATGAATCGGATTCGCCCATGACAATGGACGAGGTTTTTCCGGCCTATACAATGGGGGATATCTATGCTGTTCATACGCTGGATGCCGCTCCGGCCGGAGCTTATACAGCCAGGTATGACACGTTTCAGGTCGGCATCGACGGGATTATTGATTACGTTAAAGGAACCGCGTCCACAACCCCTACGAAACCGGTGATTACCGCAGACCATGTTCAATTAGGAGAATATATCCTTGTATATCAAGGCATGACTGAAGTTACAAGCGGGGATATCGGGAGGGAATTCACCGAAAGGGATCAAGCCTCTCTCGTAATTACACATATTGATGAATTTGAATGGAATCTTGGAACCGACTATCCCGAAACAAATATTACGGTGACGGTTAAAGATCAATACGGATGGTCATTATCCGGAAATTATACGATTACATTAAACAATGTTGACGGAACCGGACAAATATATTCCGGAGACACCGGCTGGGATGACAGCATCGTTTCACAATCATTTGTCGGTTCGGGATATACATTTGTTTATCAGCGAAACCAGGTGAATACAGAAACTTCTCCATTGTTTATGGCCGTCATAACAGAATCGGACAGCATAGGTGATATTGGGGTAACGGCATTTTCGAAATTACCTCTAATTAATGAGTTTGGTTTGGAAATCGAAGGGCCGCCCAATGTTAATGATCTTTTTAGAACTATCACCGACCCTGGGAGCGGCACCGTCACCATCACATGGTCATCCGGTGCCAAGGCGGAATTGACAGTTGAACGGGATTTGACACTGGATTTTGAAGAGGCATTTGACGGTGATAAATTAATATTACGAATCATACAGGATGGTACAGGGGCTCGCGTAGTGACCCTGCCTGCAAGTGTCGAATACGGGGATGAAATAACGGAAGCATCCATTTCATTGGAAGCAGATACCAGGTCGTACCTTGGGTTTATATACCATGCAGAGTCCGGCAGTTACGATCTGGTCGCAAACGTATCGGGATATTCATAATATGGCCGGTGACAAATTCAGATTTTTATTCGACGATTTTCCACCCAGCTATCGGGGATATTGTTTTTTTTATGAGATTGAACTCATTGATGGGGCAGATGTGCTGGACAATGCTGAAGGAACTGCATCAGCTTCAAGTGAATTATCATCGGCATCTTATGCGTGCGATGACAATGATACATCCGGATGGCATTCGAATTATGCCGGAGAGACTGCTCATTGGTGGCGATTTGACTTAGATTCAACAACAGGAATTGATCCGACTTCATACACTTTTCGTGCAAGAAATGATGGTTATTCCGGAAGTGATACGCCAATAGCTTGGCGATTGCAAAAATGGATTGTCGATGAGTGGGTAACGATCCATCAGGTGGTCGATGAACCAATTTGGTCAGCCAATGAAAAAAGAACTTTTAATATATCCGGTGGGCCAAGGTTCAGGTTTAGATTTGACGATTTTCCACCCAGCTATCGGGGATATTGTGCATTCGTTGAGATCGAGCTTCTTGTGGGTGCAGTGGATGTATTGGATGAGGCAGATGGATTATCGGAAGGTTCGTCGGTATATTCAACCTATGTCGCATCCGGGGCCATCGATGACTCAACATCAACACTATGGCATTCGGATTATGCCGGAGAAACTGCTCATTGGTGGCGATTTAGTTTTGACGCTCTGGATGAGATTATTCCAACTTCATATTCATTTAGAGCAAGAAATGACAGCTTTGTTGTGAGCGACACACCTATTGCATGGACTTTACAGCAGTATAACTATGATACATGGGAATGGGACGATGTGCATGCTGTGGTCGGAGAGGATCCCTGGTCGGCTAACGAAAAACGGATTTTTTATACAGGGATCACTTTGGGGAATGTTAGCGGCAATTTTTTTCTATTCTTATAATGGAGATACAATGGAAAAAAAAATCGATCAAATTTTAAAAACGTTGGAATATCACTCTAAACTATTGGAAGAATTAACTTTCGCAAAGGATGAAACCAGGGGTAATGCCAAGACCCACATTGACAACATGATGGCAAATTTAACAGACCATCCGGCATTAAAAGAAAACCCGATAATGGCAAATATGGTCACACAGATGTTTAATACATTAACGAAGGGAATGCAAAATGACCACTAATTATCACACACCGTGGACGGAAACCACGGATTTCAAGCCGACACATATGAATCCGCCGTTAGCGGAGCTGGATGCGCAGATCACGATAGATGTGGCGGCGATTGCGGCACTGGCGGCCCGGTGTGACGCATTAGAGGCGCAGGTGTTTAATATGTCACCTTCGGTGAGTCCGAGCGTGTCGCCATCGATCAGCCCGAGCGTGTCACCGTCGATCAGCCCGAGCGTGTCACCGTCATAAAACGAACCTTTAACCGTTGAAAGGAGTATCGCCGCATTATGATATCCGTAATCATTCCGGCCCGAAATGAGCCGTATCTGCAACACACCGTCGACGACGTGTTTGAAAAAGCCGCCGGCAGCATCGAAATTATTGTAGTTCTGGACGGGTACTGGCCGGACCCGCCGTTAAAGCCTGACACAAGATTAAGGATCGCCCACCACGGCCAATCCAAAGGCATGCGGGCGGCGATTAACACCGGGGCGCGCATGGCCAAGGGCACGTATTTGCTCAAATGCGACGCCCATTGCTGCTTTGACAAGGGGTTTGACCAGAAACTCAAAGCGGATTTAAAAAAACCGGACTGGGTGGTGGTGCCCCGGCGGTATGTGCTGGATGTAAAGACCTGGGATAGGTCCGACAGGCTGGGAAATGACAGGTTAAAAAAGGATGACAGACCGGAAAGTCTGCCCCACAGAGAGAAATATTATGAGTTTGAACACATCGAGCGGGGAACGTTGAAGGGCCGGAAATGGCCGGAGTTCGCGGACCGGGTCAAGGATCAACAGGTCTGTGATCTCATGACGTTCCAGGGGTCCTGCTGGTTCATGCACCGGGGCTGGTTTGTCATGATGGGTCTTTTGGACGAAGTGAATTTCGCGTCAATGGGCAGAGAAGCCCAGGAGATCAGCCTGTACGCCTGGTTGAACGGCGGGCGCTGCGTGCTCACCCGAAACACCTGGTACGCCCACTGGAACAAGACACGGGCGCATGTGATCCGGAATCCGGAGAAGAAACGGAGCATCGCCGCCATCTGTGAGAAATATCCGGAGAAAAAGCTGTGGCCGCTGATCGAGCGGTTTGATCCGGTACCGGGGTGGCCGGGGAAAGAGGTCAGGGGTCAGAGGTCAGAGGTCGGAGGACAGAGGTCAGAGGTCAGAGGTCAGAGGTCAGAGGTCGGAGGTCAGAGAGCAGAAGATCAGGCCGCCAAAGGGGCGGCGGGTAAAAATGAGAAACCGGAGACAGATATGACCGAAATAAAAACAGGCATGAACAGAGCAGGGCTTTATGAGCATTTTGCGGCATTGGGGTTTAAAGTCGGGGCCGAGATAGGGGTACAGCGGGGAAGAAACGCCATCGCCATGATGAATATTATCCCGGGCCTGAAACTGTACCTGGTTGATCCATACAAAGATTATGATCTGAGCAACCGGCGGTACGGAGAAAAAACACATGCTAAATTCCGGAACATGACCCACAAACGAATGGAAGGTCTGGATGTGGTTTTCATTGAAAAATTCAGCGAGGATGCCGCAAGGGACGTCCCGGACAATTCCTTGGATTTTGTTTATATCGACGGCATGCACTGGTACGATTTCGTGATGCTGGATATTATCCTGTGGTCGCGCAAGGTCCGGGAAGGCGGAATCATCAGCGGGCATGATTACGTCAACAACCGGCGCCTGATCGGGGTTATGCGGGCGGTGGACAATTATGTGGAGAGCCACGGCATAAAACCGCTGTATATTACCGACGTTTCCGCCTCGAAAGTGGCCGGGGATAAATGCGCGTCATGGTTTTTTGTAAAACCTTCATCCGGAACGCTCAAAGGAGAAACGGTAAATTGCACAAACAGGTAGTGTATACCAGCATATTCGGTAAATATGACCGGTT